GATGGATATATTAATGAAGTGGATTATAATAGTTTGGAAGCTGCTATTCGTTATCTTGATACTCGTGGCTTTGGTAATAAGTTGCATGAGTTTTATTGGACAAATGATGCGTCATTGCGTAATCGTGTGTTAGTTCCATTTACTTGGAAAAACAAACCCATGGGTTACTGTGGTAGACTATTTGAAGATGGAAAAAAGAAAATAAAATACTTTTCTAATTATCCAAGTAACATGGTCTGGGGATATGATCGGCAATACAGTGATGCAAAGTTTTGTATTGTTGTTGAGGGACTGCTTGATGCTGTTGCAATAAACGCACTTGCAATTTGTAGTAATGAAATTAATGATGTTCAGGCTGATGTTATTGAAACGCTTGATCGTGATATTATTGTTGTGCCTGACCGTGATAAAGCTGGTATAGAAATGGTAAATGCTGCACTTAGATATGGTTGGAGTGTTGCATTTCCTGAGTGGGAAACGGGTATTAAAGATGTAGCAGATGCTGTGGCTAAGTATGGTCAGTTATTCACCATGCGCAGTATTTTAGAAAGTATACAAACAAATAGTTTAAAAATTAAATTGGTATCAAAAAAGTGGATCTAGAGCAGTTTAAAAATTTTTTAAAGCAAAAATGCATAATAATTAACTACCCAAGTGGCGGATTAGGTGGGTTTTTAGCAAACACACTTTATAATTGCGAAGATATTTTGACTCCAGATAGTGCAGGCATTTTTAATGAAGTGGGGGCATTTCACCACAGTATAATAAAAAGTTTCAAAAATTTTCATAGTATTGATGATTTAAATAATTGGATAAATTTATCTTATGATGAAAAATTAAATTATCTTTTTCAAAATTGTTTGTTAGATTTTTCAAATATTAAAAAGTTTGTAATTTTATTACTATGTTGTCCAAATTATGGTTATGAACTAACTGATTTTTTTGATGAAGATAAAATTATCACTATAAAACCAAATAGTAACAGTTATGATATTTTAGAGAGTTTAATACTTAATAAAGTGTTACATGATGATATTTCAATTAATTTTTTAAAAAAAACAAAATTATCAAAATACAAAATTAACATCTTAAATGAATACAAACAACAATTATTTCAAATACTTTCAAAAAAAATTGCTATATATTTTATTGAAGAAGTTTCATATAATCAAAAACATGTATATAATTTTGAATCTTTTTTTGACAAAAAAACATTTGTAAAAATGTTAAACCAAATAGAAATTCAACTTAATATTATTTTAGATTATAATTCAATTGACAAACTTTATAATAATTTTAGAAAAGCAAATGCAAAATATATTGAACCTTATCTTGCCACCAAAGCACATGTATGATTTAAAAAATTGCATAACCAAGACTTTTGGTTATGATAACAGTTATAAAAACTCATATAGTTTTAATTCACTTGGTTATAGAAGTCACCATGAATTTGAAATTGATAATAACCCAATAGTTGTTATAGGAAACTCAATTAGTTTTGGAATTGGCATACCCTATGAAAAAACTTATGCATATATTTTAGAACAAAAACTTAAAAAAAAAGTTTATAATTTTTCTATTGGTTGTTTTTTACATACGAATGATTATCAACTTGATAGATGCAAAAAAATTATAGATATATATAAACCAAGCTGTATTTTATTTCAAATTAATAATCTTAATAGGATTGAATATCAGGATAAAACTATTTTGACAGACGATGAAACATTAATTACAAACAATTTTTATAATTTTTATAAAAATTTAAAACAGGTTTTAGTAAATATAAACCATTTGGTAATGTATTGGGATGATAAGTTATATACATTACCGAATAAAATTACAGATCAATTTTGTATATATAATAAATTTCATTTAGATACATCAATTAATCTTGAACATGTATTTGGTGTTAAGAGCCATAAAATTATTGCTTACAAACTTGAAAGTATGATAAACTAACCAAATGTCAAAAAACTACGATACACAAGTTCAAAAACTTTTTGTTGAAATGATGTTAAGTGATCCACAAAGTTATGTGCGTGTCCAAAACATATTTAATCCAAACAACTTTGACCGTAGTTTGCAAGGTGCAGCAAAGTTTATTAAAGAGCATTGTGATAAACATACTATTATGCCACTAGTAGAACAAATTAATGCTGCTACTAATAACACTTTTCAACCTATACCTGGCATGACAGATGATCATACTGGTTGGTTTTTAGAAGAGTTTGAAGGTTTTACTAAACAAAAAGAACTTGAACGTGCAATTCTTAAAGCCGCTGACATGTTGGAAAAGGGTGACTTTGATCCTGTTGAAAAGATTATCAAAGATGCAGTGCAAATTAGTTTGACTAAAGATTTGGGAACAGATTACTTTCACGATCCTATTGCACGGTTGAATAAGATTAAAAACAATAATGGTCAAACAAGCAGTGGTTGGACTACACTTGATAAAAAACTCTTTGGTGGTTTTAATCGTGGTGAACTCAATATCTTTGCTGGCGGTAGCGGCAGTGGTAAATCACTATTCATGCAGAATATTGCCTGTAACTGGATATTGGCTGGTCTTAACGGTGTTTATATTACGTTAGAATTAAGTGAAGAACTTACAGCTATGCGTATAGATGGTATGCTTACTAATACACCGTCACGTGATATTTTCAAAAGTATTGAAGATATTGAAGTCAAAGTTAAGATGCTTGGTAAGAAAAGTGGTAGACTACAAATCAAGTATATGCCAGCACAGAGCAATATCAATGATGTTCGTGCTTATATTAAAGAACTGCAAATTCGCAGTGGTCGTCGTGTAGACTTTGTTATGATTGACTATCTTGATTTATTGATGCCAGTTAGCGCACGTGTAAGTCCAAGTGATCTATTCGTTAAAGACAAATATGTAAGTGAAGAAATACGTAACTTTGCAAAAGAATTAGATATACTACTTGTAACTGCGTCACAGTTAAATCGTGCTTCTGTTGAAGAAGTTGAGTTTGACCATAGTCATATCAGTGGTGGTATTAGTAAGATTAATACTGCGGATAACCTATTCGGTATCTTTACAAGTCGCAGTATGCGTGAGCATGGCAAGTATCAACTACAACTTATGAAAACTCGTAGCAGCAGTGGAGTTGGTCAAAAGATTGAATTAGAGTTTGATATTGATAGTTTGCGTATTCGTGATTTGGCAGAAGATCCAGATTATCAACAATTTAAGAAACAAAGCAGTAGTATATTTGCAAGCATCAAAGGTGGCAGCAATGTTAAGCCAACAACAGAAGCAGTCCCCGAAGACCAACCTGGTAAAATACAGTCTGATGTAAACAGCAGTGCGCTACGACAAATGCTAAACAATCTTAAGACAACAAAGTAACAGATTTTACCATCTGTTTTGATTCAATATTTTTGATTATACTAATTTTATCATCGTATATTAAACTTCCTAATTTTGGCAAACCAGGCAATAATTTTTTTTCTATTTTAGTATATCCAATATTTGAAAAAAAATCTTTTTTTTCATTAAAATAATTTACACATGAATTGATAGTATTTGTTACAGTTACATCATCTGTATCATAAAATTTTACTGTGAAATCAGCAGAAAATCTAGCAAATGGTTGAAAAGCCTCTGGTTCAATATATTCATCACAATCACGCCACAAATCTTCCAATGTTTTACCAATTTCCACATAGTTTATAAAAATATCACCAAATGTATATTTTCTTGTAAAAAACTTATAATCATTTGCAGTAAGTTTATCTGTTTTAGGTAAACCAAAATAAGTTACCGTAAATCTTTTATGATTGCCATAAATTATATTTTCTACACGATGCACTGCAATGTTTAAGTCTGCAAGTGCAATTTTAGTTTCGGTTTTAGCATTATTCCAAAAATCATGATCTTGTTTATCTAACAAACCATGATAAACTTCAAATATATGATGCAGATAATTTAATGTATCAGTATCATATATTGAAATAAATTGTTTTTCTATAATTGGTTTATCGCTATTAATAATTTTTATGCAGTTATTAATATAATTTGTAGCACGGTTTACTTCCTCTTCATAACTGTTAAAACCATAAAATCTCTGTGGATCATCTATTTGATAAGTTTTTTGTGCAGTAATTAATTTGCGGCTCCACTTTTTGACAAGACTATTATTGTCTAATTCAAATATTAAATCATAGGAATTATCATGGTTTTGTGGATTACAAAGTGTTATTTTTAGTTGCATATTTTTCTAACTTAAATGTTCTAACTGATTGACATTCTATGTATTGACTACCATTGCTGGTCTTTACCTTTCCAACACCGCATACAACATCATAGTCATGATATGCTACTGGACCTTTGACCAATAAGTCAATATATTTTCCGTTGTCAATTCCGAGTGTAAGAAAGGTAATGTATTTCCCACCTTCTCCCTTAAATACACGACCATTGGCAACAAGACCAGCAAATTCAAAACGGTCAAGATACTGATTAGCGCAATAAAAACCTGGTAAAAAAGCGGCATCACCCCACCATCCATATTTTCTATATTCGTATATAGGATCATTTAACAAGCTATAATTAAATCCTAATTCACGTAAATCCCAACCAGTACGTTTAGCTTCACATTTATAAACCCAACGACGATAACTGCCTTCGCAGTGTTTAAGACACGCAGCCCAAAATGCTTTTGGATTATGTGCTTTTTGATATGCCAATGCCCAAATCAATCGCCCAAGATTTACAGCATGCGCACGACATAATCCAAAATTACCAAGCTGATAAAGTTCGTCTATAATCTCGTTTTTCTTTGGGTGTGTGCCCATGCGATGCATAAACTCATAGACTTTTTCTTCATTTTTCTTTGCAAATGCACGACGATACATATCTGCTTCATACATATCGCAGCCAATAAGTTTGCTTATCTTTTTGATAGCATCATCTTCATACACAATACTATCTTCTAGCTGTTTTTCTGTCCAATCATGAAAGAAACTTGCTTTTTGGCGACCAGTAGTTGCAACAGGACGTATTAGTGCGGTTGCAAACACACAATCGCTGCGTGATTTTGGTTGTATTGCACGAAACAGTCGTCGCATTGCTGGTGATTCACCTTGCGTTACACCTAATACATCGCCATTACATAATAAACGTATAGTATCCTCATCGTAATCAGGATAATCTTCTAAACCCATGCTGGGTTCTATTTCATAGAGTTGACTTAAACCACGATTGGCAAGTATATCAACTTTTAAGTGTTCAAGATCTTCTACTTCATGCTTGTCTAATAATATCTGATTGTCAGCATTTATTAAACTTTTAGGTAG